TTGTCTAATTCTGTATTAGTTGCATTAACTAATTTATAGTTTCTCTCTTTTGCAAACTTATTTAAAGTTTTATACAAGTCACTTCTTACTGCTTTGGCTCTCATTATATGTAGCATTTTTGTAACTGCTAATTGTTTCTGTCTATATTTTAATCTACTCCAATCTGATATTAATCTTCGTACATTCTGTATGACCATATCATTAATTTTTAGTTGCTTTTGCAATCTTAAAAAGTAAACTGAGTTTGGAATTTTACCTTTAGCAATACTAATCATAAATTGATGCATTAATTGTTCATTAAATTTAAAATCTTTTTTGTATTTAGAATTAATTGTGTATGCAATCATGTAATGATCGTTTGCACCCAATCTACTTGCACGATATTTTCCGTGCCTTACATTTGCATTTGCATATTGTATTGCAAATGGTCTGTATTTTTTATCTTGTGCAAACACATATACCAACATGGTTGTTACCATTAGTAATTGTGCCATATCATCTTTAGTATATGGCTTGAACCCTTCGGTTGTTCTGAATAATCTACTTTCCTGTAGATCGCCTAAGAATTGATATTGTGCTTGTTTTTGTTCTTTAGGTGTTTCCATTATGCTCCTGGTCTCCCTGTGCCAAAGTTTTTAACACTAAAGTCTAATCTGTCAACTAATTTAATTGCGTTTCCAATATGATCAACAGCAACAAAGCCTTCTTCACCTGTAACATCATAGTCGCCTTCTTGGTTTTGTACAAACGTGTCTATTTGTCTTATGTTTGCTAATTTTTTAATTATCATTTCTTTTGCTTTGATCAAATCTAAATACACAACGTATGCTTTTTCTATCTCTTCTTGATTGCTTTCTAAAAATTTAATACCGTCTATCATTAATTTTGTTTTTCTTACTTTACCGTCATCACTTTTTAGTTTTTCAACTGCTGATTTGAGTGTGCCTTTATACTCTGCAATAAATCTTTGAGCAAATACTTTTGGATCTTGTTCGAAACCTACTAATTCTCTGATAATTTTATTTACACTTGCTTTGATTCTTGTTCTTAAGTCATCACCAAATTCGTTATTTTTAAGAAAGTCTAAATCTGTAACTGCTTTCAAGTTTTGATCTGCATTGTTAATTAGTTCAGCCATTTCTTGTGACTCTTCTTGTGTAAAAGTAACTTGCCCTGAGTAGTCTCTTATGATTGCATCTCTGTGCCAAACATTAGGGTGACTGCCTAAACTACTTGCATCAAAGCCAAACTTTGCTGACAAGTCTGCTAATCCGCCTCCGCCAACATATTCTGTGTGAAACACTATGCCTATTTTTGAACGTAGAATATCATTTGCAAGATTACTGTTTTTAGGAATGGCATATATAATTGTGTTTGGTTTAAACACTATAAATTCTTCGCCTTTGATATTTGCTTCTGATATACTGTCGTCTGTGTACAGTAAATCTCCTTGTACAACTTTTCCTTTAAAATTTAATTTTTGTAAATGCATAAATGCACTAATTAATTTTTCTTGTAAGCCTTCTGCTTCGTGATTTGCTTTGATGTCTTCGATGCTTTTGTTTACTAATGGATTTCTTTTGTTGAATACACTTTTAGTACCTACAAAAAACTTACCGTCTGCTGGGTCTGTACCTACAAATACTGCTGGAGCACCGTCCCATTTTGTTGTTAAGTTGAATTTTGTTTTAGCACTACCTTTCAGCATCTCATGAAAACTGTGAAGGTATTGTATTGCTTGTTTACCTCCAGGTAATCCGTCGTTAAATATTAAATCTTCTAAATGTTCAAGGTGAGTGTTTTTGCTTTCATCTAGTCTGTGATGAATTACACATTCAGTTAAGTATCCTTTAGTAAGATCGACTGCTCTCATTAAAAACTCGTATCAATTTTTGGTATTCTAGCATCGCCTGGGTCACTACTTAGAGGTGCTGGCATCTCTGGTGCGGCACCTTTCTTAATTTTCATTCCGTTTACACTTAATACTTGTGAACTTATAAGTGCAAATTGAGTTTTACCGTCTGGTGTTGAACAAAGTAGATCTGGTACTCCGTCGCCATCTCTATCCACTTTGAGGTCTAGTCCAATTGCTTTTGCAGTTTTAAATTCGCCGTTTTTATTTTTATAAACTATTTCGTCACCGGCTTTTGGTTCTGCAATACCATATACCTTTTTCCACACATCGCCGACAATTTGCTTACTGCGTCTTTTTGCTCTCATTCTATCGATAACTCCGCCTACTCTTGCTCCAGCCATACCTAATGCTTTATTAAAGTTCGGTGTTAGAGCACCTCTCATGTTAGGTTTAGTTGCATACTTCATTGCAGAAGCGGCTCCTGGTTGTGTAGGATCAGTTGGATCAAATAAATTTTTTATTTTTTGTATAAGTGTAGGCCCTTTGCCTTTCTGCGCCTTTACTCGTTGCTTCTGTACCTGCCTTATAATAGATATATCTGCTTGTACAAAACCACCTATTGCAGGATCAAAAATATACATCAAGCCATCACCATTATCAATATATGCTTTTTGATCGACACCGCTTAATTCAAATTCAAAAGCATCATATTGATCTTTGTTTTTTAGAATGTTTTTCCACATTAATTTATCACCGTCCCTATCTAAGGAGGCCATGCGTCTACTTCTTCTATTTTCGTCTTCGAATTGAATTACTTCATTAATCTTCATTTGTTTTGGACCTTGATTCTTTGATAATCTGTACGCCCTTTACAAATCTTTCTGGCCTGTTGCCTTTGATAGAATTAATCAGACGCCTTTGTAAGTCTAATGCTTCTGCTTCATCAAAGTTTTCTTGAATTAATTCGATTAAATTTAAGGCACTTTTGATAATGTGATTACCTCTAGACTCAATGACATTGAGTTTGTCTCTTTCTGAAACTATAGAGTTTAATTCATCTAAGATTGATCTGTGATTTAAGGACATTTTATCTCCGTTTAAGCATATTTATCAAAATTACTTCTTCTTGAGGAGATTCCTAAGTTCCAAACCTTGCTGTACAATGTCAACATTGTCTTCTGTGGCATCATCGTCGCTTCTAATCGCTGAAGATCGTTTGAGTGTTTCGGTCATTGTTATTGTGTTGATGGTGTCATATGTTTCTTCGTCTTCCTCTAGGTCTTCGATTCTCAGTGTTTCTGGGTTAAATTTTAAGTCTACCTTACTGCCAACACCACTACTTGAACGTGTTTTCATGAACTGTATCTGATATCTACCACGTTCTCTCATGGCATTACTTGTAAATATACCCACAACATTATCTGCTGTTTGTATTTTACTAATACCACCTGCAATATGACTGTGATCAAACTCTATTTCCTCTACTGCACCTCTGTTTAACTGCGATGCTGTGACTAACAGTACATTTAATTCTACTGCTAAGTTACGCAACTCTTCAGATACATACTTGTCTTTAATAAACAAGTCACTTGGTGACACTTTTCCACTAATTGGCATCATCAAATCCAAGTAATCTACCAATAATGCGTCTACTTTGATGCCTGTTTGTATCTCATATTCTCTCAAAAACGACCTAATATCATTGGCATTTACACCATTGCTCATCTGTTTTATGCGGAATTTACCTGCACCTTTACCTTTCATTACTACTTTTAGGTGAACATCATCCATGTTTTTCATGACATCTCTGGTTGCATATTCACTAACCATAGCATCAATACGCATACTTGACAGTTGTTCACTTAACTCTAGACTCAAATAAACAGTATTAAGTCCTGCTTGACTCCAGTTTACACCTAAGTTTTGTAAAAACAAACTCTTACCTGCACCTGAACCACCTGCAAATACTGTAAGTTCTCCCCTATTAAGTCCACCATATAACTTTTGATCGAAGTTTTTCCAGCCTGTGCTTATTGCTCCTGCTTGATCTTTAATCCATTGTAATCTTTCTTTAGGATTTTCATAATAATCTAAACCAAAATCACTTACTAAACCTACGCCAGTTGCTTCTTTGATAAGTGCCTCTACACTACCATAGTCTTTATTTTCTAATAAGTCTGTACTATCTAGTATTGCTTTTTCTAATGCTTTATGTCTACAGAATGTTTCAAACTCATCCATAAACCAACTCATATGACTGTCATGTGCATCTTCAACTGGCTTTAATTCTATGCCGTTCACTGCTTCTAGTTGTTCTAGTGTCGGAATACTAGCATATTTGTTAGCATGGTCTTTTAAAAACTCTACTGCTTCTCTGTATTTTC